ATCATTAGGGGAATTTCATCTAACGTGAACTTCTTCTTCCAGGTCTTCTCTAAGGCAAGGCGGCAAACAGCCGCATTCACTGCACAGAGAATTGGGAAAGACATGGGATGGCCCATTAACTGGCCATTGTGCATATCTACTACGTGGTCGACTCCTTCAATCTTCCCGCCAGTCAAGCTCTTAATACCGCAATAACTATCAACAAATTGTAAACGTCCACCAAAGAGAGTCTTTTTCAAGATCATCTTTAGTTCAGGATAATCCGAGAACAAAACTTCTGACAACAAAGCAGAAGCAGCCCCGGACAATTTGTTGGTGGCGGCCTTATAGTCTCCACTGATACATTTCATACCAGTGTCCCAATACTTTGCTAACAAAGCATTGACGCGCGACTTAAGGTCATCCACGCCTCCCCCTGTTAGGGAGAAGCATTGGAATTGCTGAAGAGTTTTCCATGCCATATCTTGGTAAGGCTTTAAAACAGAATATATTTCAAAGCTGCCAATAGAAATGACACGGAATTTGAATGGTTCGGGAATTACACGGATCTTGACAGTACAGGCATCGCGAGCTTCGTTCATTCGATATTCTTCCTCCGCACTACTCATAGTAAGTGAGGTGGTCCTATATCGTTCGAATTCCTCGTCGAGTGTATCAGACTCGCTGCAAAGAGCAACGGCTGATCTAAATCCACTGTACACATCAAGGTAATTATAAGGACATCTAGAGTAGAGGAGACTCACTCTATGTTCACCGTGATATCGAACATCGCCAACCAGGGATGGAGGACTTATCTTATAGATAACTGAATCCTCAGAGTAACCAAATCGGGATAAGAACTCACCCGCAAAACCCCCCTTCGTTCGGGCCGTCTCGGTACAAGCTGACTTGCTCAAACTATAATTCTTACGAATATGTAGCTTGGGCATACGTCTTCTCATTTCCGAGGCCGTTCGAATCAAGGCTTCGCGGACCTCAGTGCTCATCTTAGGTGGCTCGGCTGATAAAGACTCTTCCGTTTCTTCAACGGTATCTTTACAGTCTCGCACATCCAGAGGAACAAGGGACTTCTTAAACCCCTGAAGAATCGTCAAACGAGATTCCAACCCTTTCAGGTTGGTCTTTCGGATTCGATCCTTTATGGCTGCTCCGGGCTTTCCAGTACAAAGAAAGCCATCCATTCCAACAACCAGGTCTGATCTCGGAGTATGTGTACATTTGGTAGCGTACTCGAATAACCATAAAGTATGGTATTTAAGAGTTTTGCCCAAGTTGCCTCCCATATAAAGGAGAGCATGATGCACATCTTGTGTTAGGATCCATTTCTCAGAAAGTTTCTTATCATATCCGAGGACCCTTAACAGATCAACCACCCGATCCGTAGTATCCATAGCATTGAAGGTAATCATTGGGATTATCCTTACTAGTGGACTACAACCAGGGCGAGGTGGACCCTCCGAAACATCTTGAGTTTCAGAGTTCCATCCTTGCCAACCCTCCTCATACACCGCCGTAAAGTAAGCCGACACGTCACCTGTGTACTTATGTTTAACCAATGGGTAATCATCCCCATATGACGACACAAGTATCTGACGAATCGCCTCACTTTGACCTACCGGCTCACACCCTTCATCTGGGACCAAGAGACCCTTCAGAAAGGTAGCCTTCCAAGCTGAAATCATACGCTTGGAAAGGAAATCAATTTGACTCTTTCGTTTCATATCTAGAGGTGTTAAATTAGACATGATGGTAGCTGAGTAGTGAAGATTTCGTTCACACGAGATTTTTGTGAAATGTGTACC